CCGGGTGTCAATTCATGTGTTGTGTAATAACACACTCCTTGATAAAGACCTATCCATATCCATCGTTTGATCACATTCTTTCACAAAAGGAGTGGTGGAATTTCCGCGGCCGATGGCTGGTAACTACCACCACCGGGAACGGCATTCCAGCTTTGCTGGTCCGATTTACGAGGTTAACCACTATAGGGCGGGAATCACTTCCCCCAGTGGCCTCATCGGGTCCCCTTGCACGGCCATCAATAATAAGGCCATTCCACCAGTCCACTCACTCCAGACGCTCATTGAATGTATTTGACCCATACGATGGGCTCACTGTCGCGGGATGGCGCCTCCTCCAGCCATATCCAATCCTCCCTCCTCCTCCCATAACTCGGAATTTTTTGGTACAACCAGAAGAGCGAGTCACCCCACTCCTGCCGCGTAATGTGTCGGTCATTAGTCTCGACGACCTTCAGTCGATCGGACTTCCCGAACGCAAGACGCGCAGCAACAAAAGGTGACTCCCTTATCTGCTCACTGGTAGCCTTTTCTTTCCTTATCCGAAACCGCTCACCGGACATTCGCTCCTTCAACGGATTAAAGGCCTCCTCCCACCCTTTAATCCTCTCAGCGACTTTCCACTTACTCGGGAACGCCTCATACTCTTCCCGATCTGCGGCAACGTGGACCTTACAGCTAGTAGACCGGATCGCATTGATCTTTACTTGCCGAAGGGCCCTCCCAACTCTAGCCCACCTCTGACGACGAATTCCGAAAAGGTTTTCCCTCACGGCAGACGCATGAGCTACCATGGCATCTTTGGCCAACGAAATGTTGGTCTTCTCAAATACCCCTTTGGGTACAAAGTGCCAGAGCTTCCGAACGCGTTTCTCGGAACAAACAAACAGTTTGGAATTGAGGGTAACAATTTGTCGTGAACAGAGGTCTTTGACGGGTTCACCACGAACCCAGAATCAGGCAGAGACTCTTTCCACCTGGTGATGCTTCCGATCTTGGCACGGAAAACAATATCATCACCATTTACACGCACAAGTCCATTGTGCACCATACGCCAAGCTTCGGTTGACCCGAAGGCCAAAAAAAGTGTAGCGATGTTGGAGATGCACAAGAGGGGGAAAGACAGATAGTTTCCCATCAACTGACCAGTTGATTGGTCAAACTGTTTTGTCCTCTTGTCGCTAGTAGTATACTCCACCGTACCTGTAAGGCTGGCCTCGGCGAGGTCCCAAATCCATTCAGGTACATAAGTGGAGCGTGAGCGGAGGTCACGCAAGATGTGGAGTGCGTGGAGAGAAGAAAGGTTGTCCGTAGAAGCCTCATAATCGCCCGAACATAGAAGGTCGGTCGAGTGGGTGAAACCCTCGAAGGTTGACGGCCGAGGGTTACCCCTGATCACAGTCTCACGACTTGTCAAGTGATCATATATGAGGTGGTGGAGCGGGGCGAGGAGGTGTTGCCACTTGGAGCCGAGAGTGACAAGGCGGTACTTGCCTGAGTCATAGACGGCAACCAACTTGTGCGACTTCACCTCAACAAAAGCCGAGGGTGGGGGCGCGGAGGTGGTAGTATACTCCTGGAACACCTCGTAACCGATGTCCCAGTCGCTACACTCCATGTTCTCAACCGTTTTGCCGTTTGAGAGGATGTGTCGGCGAACCGCTTTTTCATACCCCCTGTCCCATCCGCGCCGAAACGTGGGTAGGAGATAATTAGAGAGGGCAGAACAATAGCGGCGGGAATGGAGCGGAGGGAGGGAGAGTTTGTCGGCGTAGGCGTGGAGAAGTTGATCGGGATCTTGTTCCTTAGGGATCAACTTGGAAAAAAGGAAACCAGAAAAAAGAGCGGAGGCCTGCGAAGAGCTGCAGGTTCGAGGAAATTGGCCTAATTTAACAAGGTCAGATTTCGACGGCAGGGAAGGGGGGAGAAGATTAGGATCTGTAAGAAGACCACGCATCTTGCTCCAGTGAGAATCCAGACGTTTGGCAGAGTTCGGTTTCTTAATAATCGGTGTCTGCATTATGTCTGGATATGGGTTCCCTGAAAGTGTCAGGGCACACTTCGTGGGGGGGCATTTACGGGTTAATACACACATTTGTCAGTGTTAACCTGCCCAGACCACGACGTCTACGCGTTGGGTGACAAAGTGCCCAACGGACCTAAATACCGATCGCAACGTGAAAAGCGCGAGACTCGTCGTAGTAGGTAACGACAACGAAATCTGGAGCACAAGCTCACATCAGATCAGTTCCAACTCCATGGTTAACGGAGCGGTCTTAGACCAGGTTTTGCTGCG